GTTACTCAATGAAAATCAGGAAATGCGCGACTGGTATAGCGCTCGTCTGCCTGACGGCATTGGCCGGATGCACCAACGCCCCGCCTTTGCCAGCGCCGCAGATTATTTACGTTGGCTGTCCGGCGGTCACGAGCTGCCCGATACCGTCAAGCGCACCGGCCACTAACGGCGATTTAAGCAGTGATGTCAGGAACCTGGAGGCCGGGCTGACCGCCTGCGGCCTCCAGGTGGAAGCGGTCAAACAATGCCAGGAGGAACACCGTGTTAAAACCCGCCCAGCTAAGAAAAGCGTTAACTGATGCCGTGCCGGTGCTGCAAACCAGCCCCGACACCCTGCGGATGTTTGTGGACAATGGCCGCATCGTTTCCACGTTAGCCAGCTCGCTGTCTTTCGAATATCAGTATCAGACGGAGCTGCTGATCACCAACTTTGCCCAGGACTGCGATCTGATCATTGTCCCTATCCTGGCGTGGTTGCGTGAGAACCAGCCGGACATCATGGCGACACCGGAAAAGCAGCAGACCGGCTTTAAATTTAAGGCCGATATGCTGGATGATGGTTCCTACGATATCGCGATTGATGTACAGCTCACCGAGCGCGTGATCGTCAAACAGGTTGAAGCCGGTCTGTACGTGGAGCATTTTCCGGAACCGCCGCTGCCGGAGCCGGTGGAAAGGCCGCGTGAACTGTATCTGCACGGCGAGTTAGTGAGTCAGTGGCATGAGTGAACTGTCAGCATTTGATACCCGTCTCGCCGGGCTGATTGCCGCGCTGTCACCGCAAAGCCGGAAGGCGATAGCGGCGACCATTGCGAAGCGCCTGCGCAAACACCAGCAGCAGCGCATTAAGCAGCAGGTTACGCCGGAAGGACAGCCGTTCACCCCGCGACGCCCGCAGCCGTTGCGGGCAAAGAAAGGCCGCATTAAGCGGGAGATGTTTGCCAAACTGCGCACGGCAAAATACATGAAGGCCAAAGGCACCGCTGACGACGCGGTGGTAGAGTTCACCGGGCAGGTTCAGCGGATGGCAAAAGTGCATCAGTACGGGCTGCGGGATCGTCCGTCTGTCCGGGCAAAAGAAATGCAGTATCCGGCGCGCCCGCTGTTAGGACTCATTCGTGACGATATTGAAATCATTGAGCAGACTTTTTTAAATATATTACTTGATAATATTGACTGATGTTACGCTAAAAAATATTTTAACTCATAATGAGTAAAGCTATGGGGTTTTATTAATCGCCGCATAGCTTTACTCTTGAAAACTTCGTTCTGCTTTTAAATTAAAAGCTAAAATAACTGCGCATACATAAATAAATTATTTTTATTGGATTTGTATGATATTTATCTCATGTCCTGCGTAAGAACTCGTATCAATCCATACTTGATTTTCGTCCCTGAAGGAATTAGTTAATGAGCTATGTCCAAATATGAACTGTTTCGCCCCTTTGATTTTGCAACCATTCGCGTGCATAGCATTAAACAGTCTTTCCCGGCTCCAGCTAACTTTCCAGAGATCTACACTTTTTCCGAATTGATAATAGTTACTGGGATAATCAGCATGGCAAACAATATGCTTCCCATCCTTAACATTTGCTTCAATAATGAACGGTAAACTTTGAATTTTTCTTATTAAAATGTCAACTTTTTTTCCGTCTTCTAAATCCAGATTGAAGTACCAACTCCCTCCATGTGATTTCCAATATGCAACGTTAATACCCTTTACAGCATCAAGAGCCATTTCTTCATGATTGCCACGCACAGCGACAAACCAACTTTGCTCGATCAGTTCGAGGCAGTTAATGTTATCAGAACCATAGTCTATTAAGTTCCCGACAGAAATAAGAAGATCCCTTTCTTTATTGAAGCCTATATTTAATAGTTCTTGATTAAGCTTGTGGAAGTTGGCATGAATATCACCGACAACAAAAACCCTTTCATATTCCTTCCCATTGATCTTTCGATAAGTTCCTTTTGGTGACCGGCAAAGACCTAAAAAATAGAGTATCGACTTAATCATACATTCTCTCACTGCATACTTATTATTACTGCCGAAGTGTCAACGAGGCCAAGCAGGCCGTTTCTAATGCTACCAACTATCCTGGAACGAGGTTTTATAGGATTCTTGAGTTTTGCTATCCCTTTTAAGAGTTATTTAACTTTATGATAATTCTATTGGAATAAAAAGTTAACAAACCTCGCGAAGATTCAATAGGAATAGTCTTAATAAATCAAAATGTACTATTAGATTTCCTTTAGTGTCTCTTTATGAGTACGTATGAAACATTGGTTTGAATTTTTTAGCGAGAAGATAAAAAAACCAATTAAAGTAGCCCCTTAACTCCTTCCTCATAAGAAATTAGCGGGTTGTTGACTTCATTGTTCTTAGGGAACTAGCCTCCATTAACCATGAAAACAATGTATCTACTTTATTTTTTTTAAAGGAATGGACGATTCAGCTTATGTTTTGTGCTGGGTGGCTTTTATAGATTCGGACGATGAAAAATAGTGAGGAGTGATAACTTCAATAATTAGCGGACTCCCGGATTACATATGGCGGAAGGCGTGAGGAAAATCCCTCAGGCATTTCTCTACGAACCAGCATGAACGTGCAAAAACGAACGGGCTTAGACGGAATGATTTAGGCTTAGATAGGGGTGTTGTGCCGTTGACAGACAACCCGCCTCAAATTGTATGCCGCCTGGCAGGACGGCATTCTTTTATCCATGAATACATCCATCCCAAACAACGACATTCCGCGCCTGCTGCGCAATCTGATCCGCATTGGCACCGTTGCCGAGGTGGATTTAGTTGCGGGCACCTGTCGCGTGAACACCGGCGGCAACGTCACCGACTGGCTGCACTGGCTGACCTCCCGCGCTGGGCGTTCCCGTTCCTGGTGGGCACCGTCTGCCGGTGAGCAGGTTCTGCTGTTCTGCCTAGGCGGCGAGCTGGATACCGCCTTTGTGATGCCGGGAGTTTTCTCTGATGAATTTCCGGCACCGTCGGCGTCAGCCGATGCCATGCACGTCACGTTTCCTGACGGCGCGGTGATCGAATACGAACCCAAAACCGGCGCGCTGCTGGCAACCGGCATCAAGTCTGCCACGGTGAACGCTGCCGATAAGGTTGCAGTCACCGCCCCGCTAATTACCTGCACGGCATCAACCCGCATCACGCTCGACACGCCGGAGGTGGTCTGCACCAAAAAGCTCACCACGGGCAGTCTGGAGGTGAAACAAGGCGGCACGATGACCGGCAACCTCACCCATTCCGGCGGCAACCTGACGTCAAACGGGGTTGTTGTGCATACCCATAAACACGGCGGCGTCCAGACGGGCGGCGGCAGTACCGGCGCACCGACAACATAAAGAGGATTGTATGAGTAAGAATCTAAAGGTTTTTCTGTCTGTTTTCGCTGCAACGACAGCGGGCGTCATGCTGGCAAACGGGACGCCTGGCTGGTGGTTGGTGGGTGGTATTGGCCTCTATTTATTGTTCAAAAATGACTAACGCGAAATACATCGGTCTGGCTCGCGACACGGGGCGCAGCGTCGAAGACCTGGCGCATATTCAACAGTCGGTCAGCGACATTTTGCGCACGCCCGTCGGTTCCCGCGTCATGCGCCGTGACTATGGTTCACTGCTGTCTGAGTTGACTGACCGCCCGCAGAATGCGGCGCTGCGCCTGCAAATCATGGCGGCTTGCTACAGCGCGATCCTGAAATGGGAGCCGCGCGTCAGCCTGACCGGCATCACCTTTGAAACGACGTTTGACGGGAAAGCGGTGGTTGAACTCACCGGCACCCGCAAAGACACGTCCGCCGCCATTTCCTTAACCCTTCCCGTGAGCTGAATAATTTATGGCAACGATTGATCTCAGCCAGTTACCCGCCCCCGACGTGGTGGAAGTGCTGGATTACGAAACTCTGCTGGCGGAGCGCAAAGCCACGCTGGTATCGCTGTATCCCGAAGACCAGCAGGCCGCCATCGCCCGCACGCTGACCC